TTTCTCCGTTCAGAAAAAAGAGATAACGGAAACACTTTTCTTAAAGTCAACTCTCCACTATTTGGCGCAAATGCTGGGGTTGCTGTTGACAAAAACTCTGCACTTTCTTTCTCGGCTGTTCTAGCTTGTGTTCGTGTTATCTCTGAGTCAATAGGTTCACTACCTATCCACACTTATAAAGTTGAAGAAGATGGAGATAGGAAAATGGACAAAGCGCATCCAGTATCAAAACTGATCCAAAGACCAAACCAATATCAAACGACTTACAACTTCTTTTCGGTAGCAATGACAAACTTGTTGCTAGAAGGGAATTGTTATTTTTTAATAGAAAGAGATGGAAGCGCACGACCAACAGCATTGATTTATCTTAATCCAGACAAAGTGGATGTAATTCCTTTTGAGGGCAATCTATTCTATCAACACGCTGACTTTGAGCAACCGATTCCACAAACTGATATTCTTCACTTTATGGGTACTGGCTTCGATGGTAAAAAAGGAAAGTCAGTTCTTAAAATGCAACAAGACACAATAGGTCTTTCTTTAGGTGCTAATATAACAGCAGCGACTTACTTTGGACAATCTGCTCAAGTAGCTGGAGTATTAAAAACAGATCACAAACTTACTGATGAACAAATTCAACGATTGAGAAACTCTTGGAACTCTAGATATCAAGGTCCTTACAACTCAAACAAGACTGCAATATTAGAACAAGGAATGGACTTCAAACCGATTTCAATAAGCGCTAACGATAAGCAGTTGCTTCAATCAAGACAGTTTCAAGTTGAAGAAATCGCTAGAATTTTCAGAACTCCACTTTCATTGATTGGACACCTTGAAAAATCTGCAAACCATAACTCAATCGAACAACTATCAACTGACTTTGTTCGCTTTACTTTGACTCCTTACTTAGTACAGCTAGAGCAAGAAATGAACATAAAACTTTTCAGAGAGAATGAGTTCGGAGAGTATGAAGTGAAGTTTGACACTAAAGGTTTGTTAAGAGGAGATAGCAACGCTAGAGCGACTTATTACCGTGAGATGATGCAGATTGGTGCATTATCAATCAATGAGGTTAGACAGGCAGAACAACTTAATCGAATCGGTGATGAAGGCGATGTTCACTATTTCCCTTTAAACTTTGCACCGATAGGAACAACAGAAGAAAGCAATGACTGATTTTCCAACAAAAGGAGAGGACAAAAAAATTAGTCTAAGAAATTCAAACCATCCGCAGTTTGATTTTGATTTTGCTTCTAATGTGAAAGAACAAACTCCAGAGATTTGGAAAGCTGGAGGAAATATAAGAGGAAACGAAGCTTTCAAACTTTGGGAAAGAGCAAGAGATGGAGATGATAGTCCATCTGTTTTAGAGTGGATAAAAGAAAGAGAAGCTTGGATTGCTAGACACTTTGAAGATGGAAAACAATTTGAAGGGGACACCGAACCAAACTTGTCAAACATTGGTGGTGTTGTAGCTCAAATGAAGTGGGGAACAATTGGAGTTTTAGGAGAGCAAGGAATGAAAGATGTTATTTTAGAAATGACAAAAAAACTAGAGGGTAAAAAAGAAGAAAAGCAGTTGAACGCAACTGTCACAAAAGCTCTTGAAAATAAAGTTGAAGAACACAACGATGAGGTCAAAGATTTAGATGTTGATTGGAATCCAAGAATTACATTCAACAAAATAGTCAAAGTGTTTGAGAGAGGTATTGGAGCTTATAAAACAAATCCACAAAGTGTGAGACCAAATGTAGGAAGCCCAGAACAATGGGCTTATGCAAGAGTAAACTCTTTTCTTTTCGCACTAAGAAAAGGAAGGTTTCAAGGCGGCAAACACGACACAGATTTACTTCCTCCGAATCATCCAGTTAGGGAGGAGATGGAAGAAAAGAAACAAGTGTTTATTGTAATGGGTGCATCTTGTAGTGGGAAAAGTACCTATGTTAGAAATAATGCAAACGAAAAGGATTTAGTTTTTGATTTTGATACTATTCATCAAGCTATAAGCAACAATCCAAGTCATATTCATATTGACAATCTCAAGAGATATGTTTTCGATGTTAGAGATGCGCTTTATGAAAGACTAAAAAAAGACAAAACCACAAATGCTTGGATAATAAATTCAAGCCCATTGAAACAAGTAAGAAAGCAACTTGTTGAAGAATTAGACGCTAGAATCATTTACATTCAACGCTCAAAAGAAGAATGTTTAAGAGTAGCAGAACAAGAAAGACCTAGCGAGTGGAAAGGATATATTGAAAATTATTTTGAAAGGTTTGAAGGGTTTGATGAAGATGAAGAAATTACAATTGTAAAAATGGAAAAAGAAAAAAGAGAACTAGTAGGTACAATGATAACAGATGGAATCGAAATGCCACTTTACACAACAATTGAAGAAGCTGAAGAAATAGCAAAAGAAATGGGAGGAGAAGGACACCACGAACACACTCTAGATGGTGTTACTTATTATATGCCTTTCAACTCACACGATGAAATAAAAGATGCTATGGAAGCTCAAATGATGGAAGAAAACGATCACATCGAAGGACACGATGAAGAAGAAAAGCCAATGAGCTATCGTTCAAACCCAAACAAAGAGATCAGAACTTTCAATGTTCAAGACTTAGAGCTTAGACAAGAAGGTGAGGACAATATTGTTGTTGGTTATGGAAGCGTATTTAATACGCTATCAAACGAGCTTGGTGGCTTTAGAGAAATTATTGCTGAAGGTGCTTTTGAAGGTAGATTGAATGACGATGTGCGTTTTCTTATAAATCACGAAGGTTTGCCATTAGCTAGAACAACAAACGGAACGCTTCGACTATCTACTGATGAAAGAGGTTTAAAATATGAAGCAAAGGTTGCAAACACTTCAATTGGTCGTGACTTAGTAGAGTTGATGAGAAACGGAACAATCAATCAAAGTTCTTTTGCATTTGTTGTTGAGGATGACTCTTGGGAGGTAAGAGATGGAATGAATGTAAGAACTATCAACAAAGTTTCTCGTTTGTACGATGTATCTGCGGTCACATACCCAGCTTACGAATCAGCGTCAGCTAGTGTTGCTTTGCGTTCAATGGAAGCGTGGAAACAACAAGAAGAAGAAAAGGTTATGAAAGATAACCTTGAAAAAGAGAAGGAAGAAAGAGAGAAAGAGGACAAGGATTTAACTAAACGCTCTCTCGCTGAGTTGCGTTTGTCAATCATAAATAAAAAGTAATAATTTTAAAAACTGAAAAAAAGATGAAAACATCTAAATTCTACACAGAGGAGAGAGCTTCAGTTGTTGAAAATATGGAAGCAATCGTTGACTCAGCGAAAGTTGAGGGTCGTGAGCTTACTGATTCAGAAACTAAAGAATTTGATTCTCTAAATGAAAAAGCTGACTCTTTAGAGAGTATGGCTAAAAGAGCTGCTTCATTTGAAGCATTACAAGCAAACAAAGCTGCAAAGTCAGAGCCAGTTTCTGAAGAAAACACACCTTCAGAAATTCGAAATTATTCATTCCAAGAAGCTTTAGCACAAGCTGCATCTGGTAGATTATCTGGATTAGTGAAAGAAATGGATCAAGAAGCTAGAAACGAATCTCGTTATACTGGACAATCTTTCAAAGGTATAGGAATTCCAGCTTCTGTTTTGACTCGTGCTGCTGTTGCTACTGCTGCTGGAAACGCTACTGAAGTGATGCCTTGGACTGACCAATTAGAATCAAACTTAGTTCTTGCTTCTGCTGGCGCAAACTTCTATTCAGGTGTGAACAATATGAAGTTTCCAGTTTTTAGCTCAATCAACTCTGGTTTCGTTGCTGAAACGGGTGGTTCTGCTCCTGCGGCAAATGGTACTGCTACTAGCGTAACATTAAGCCCAAAGAAACTTATTTCTATCGTGAATGTTTCTGCTGAAGCTATAACTCAAAACGCTTCTATCGAAGCTGCTTTACAAAGAAATATGGCTCAATCCGTTGCATCTGCTTTGGAGAATGCTTTATTAGATACTTCAGATGTTTCAAACGCTCCAGCTTCTATCTTTGCTGATGCTGCTGCTGGCTCAACTGCTGCTGTTTCTGCTGCTTCATTGACTGCTCTTGAAACAACTGTTTTAGGTAACGGCGTACAATTAGAAGGTGCTAGAATGGCTTACTTAATGGACTTAGATGCATACACTGCTGTTAAAAACGCAGTTCAAGTAACTGGTGTGTCTGCTTTGTATGATAACAGAGATAAGACTGCAAATGGATATTTTACATTCATTTCTAGTAATGTTGCTGCTTCTGGAGTAGCTGGAAAAGAACACGCACTTTTTGGAGATTTCTCTAAAGTTCACATTGCTCAGTTTGGTGGTTTAGATGTGATTTATGACATTTATACTAACGCTGGAACTGGTGAACCTCGCTATGTTTTAACTTCTTTGATTGATGGTGATGCAGTACAAAATGATACTGCTTTTGCTACATTGATTGAAGCATAATTGATTTGATAATTGGAAGGGGGCTTCGGCTCTCTTCCATTTTTACCAACAAAAAAATGATTACAAACACAGATTTAGGTATTGCAATAACTACGGGTTTTGGAAAGTTGAGATTATCATCTGCTCCAACATTGACCCCTGTATCGGTTGCTGAAGCAAAAGTTCATTTGCGCATTGATAGTTCATTCACAGATGATGATACATATATCGGAACACTTATTGATGTTGCAACTTTAGCTGCTGAAAATTACACAAATCTGGCTTTGATGGAACAAACTTTTGTTCTTGATATTGATGCGTTCCCAGATTACTTTAATCTTTTGAAAGGAACTTTAAGAACCCTCACAATAAACTCAATCACATATAAGGATGAAAACAATGCTAGTCAAACTTTAGCTGCTTCAAACTATGTAGCTGATGGAAGTATAAAACCAGCTAGAGTATATTACACTCCTGACGCATCTATACCAAGCACATTTGAAATTCCAAACGCTGTGAATGTTACTTTTACTCTTGGATTTACAGCAGCTAGTCAAGTTCCAGCTCCTATCAAACAAGCTATCCTTTTAATGATTGGAACTTATTACGAAACAAGACAAACGGTAAGCGATAGAACTTACAAAGAAATACCACAATCTGCTGAATA